GCCAACAGCGTAGCCACCGACACCTTGCAGGTGGTTGACGTGCTGGCATCGACAATCGGCAGGACATCGTTTGCCGTGTCGATTGCCGGGATGGATGTGAGTGAGGAGATTTTCGGCATGATCAGGCCCAGGCGGTTTGCGGAGCGTTTTCAGGACGTGGGCCTTGCTCCGAGGTCCACACGATAAATTGGTCTGCGCCAGTTGGAACGTCGAGGTTTGCAGCGTCCCGGAAGAGGACCCAGTGCTTTCCGTCGGACACAAAGATTGGGTCGCCGTCTTGGCCGGTGCCGATCTGGTGGATCCACGGACCGAGGATGGCCAGTGCGTAGGTGTGTGTTGCGAGTGTGGTGACGGGGTTGCCGTCCTCGTCGAAAGAGACGAATCCATTATCCAGCCCGAACTGGACTGCCTGCTCCTGGGTATCGAATTTGAGCAGGTAATCGATCATGGCGTGGAGAGGGCTTGGAGTTGGGCGTTGGTCTTGATGGTGTTGTAGTACTGGATGGCGTAGATGTGGCCGTTGGTAAACAAACCGTTGATGCGATTTCCAATGGTAGCCTGCGTAACGGTTGGAACAGCCAATGTTGTATTGGTGACTACAGTTGTGCCATTGCAGCAGAATGCGTAGTCGTTGAGCTTGTATCTGGCCGCGTGACCGATTCTGGTATTGATTGCTCCAACGGTAGCCGAATCAAGATTTGCTCCAGCACCTCCAATAGAGGCTCCGAATCGTTCCACAACACCACTGAACTGAAGTACCAACCTTTCGTTGGAAGTTCCGTTATCAATGCAGAAGTGGGTCTCAGAAGCGGTGCCTGCACGGTCGTACTTGCAGACCATCGTGCCTTCAGTGGCGTTGTAAAACCCCGTAAACGCCGCCCCGGTGATGGAGCACACGTCGGCGGAGCGGATGAGTGAGCCAGTGGTCGTCGGGATGTAGGACGTGGCGAAGGCACCTACCTCCATCATAAATCCCCAAACCAATATGCCGTTTGTTCCGCTGGAAGTATTCAATTGAGATCCAGCAGCATCAGACGAACCAACAAGTGCCCAATACGGCCCAGCTCCAGCAGTTGACGTGAGCGAAATCCTCCACCAACCATTCGGATACTGCTCTACTGCTGCCGTGCATCCAGCAAGTACGTTTGTTATCGCACCTGTAGTGAGATTCAGATAACAGGCAGACCAATCTGCTCCGGTTGTGTTTTGAACCTTTGCTAGATACGCAAAGTTCTTTCCAGACGCTTTAATGAAGCATGATACAGTTACCGTATTTCCAGACGATATTCCTGATGTGGTGCTTTTATAGACCTCTCCATTCAGATTTCCTGTTGCTGAAGGATATATAAGGTCAGCAGTTGTGGATCCATCTGGTGCAGATGCGGAGTTTGAGACAACTGTTGCATTGAATCTTGTCCAAGAAGCATCCGCAAAATCCTCGCTCCGAGACACCAGATTCGTCCTCTGCTCCTCAATCAGCAACCCACGGCACAGACGGGTAACCGGGTCGAAGTCGATGCGCGGCACGTTGGTAGCCGCCGTCTGGATCAACCCATCGCTTCCAACAAAGGTGCGCGTTGTCGACGCATTCGTAAACGTCGGCAGCGGACCAATGTTGGCCACATACGCCTGTCGAGCAGCGAATTGCAGGTCAAGCGTCAGCGCGGGATCGTATGGAGTCACCAACCCCTTCTGCGCGTTGAGCCTAAGACTGGTCGAGAGGCGCATGGCTTAGAACGTGATCTTGCCCTTGTACGCAATCACGGTCCCGCTGGTGAGCTGGAAGCTGTCGATGCTGCCAACGATCACCATGCCAGCGGGGATGGTGGTAGCGGTCCAGGTTCCACTCACCCCCTCTCCGGTAATGGACGTGAACACTGCGTTGGAAACAACCTGCAACGCGCAGAACGGCCCGCTCTGAAGCGTGGTCGCAGTAACCAACTGGAACCCGGATGTACCCATCCCAAGTTCGATGGCCATGTTTGAGATGTCGCTCATATGTCCCAGATCTTCCTGATTTGATTCTTCGTGAAAGTGCTTTCGAACCGGCTTCCCTGCCGGTCTTCCATCCTGCTGAACCCCTGCTTCACCTTGTCCTTCAGTTCAGCTTCCCTGGCAAAGCCGGTGGCAGCGAACCTCGCAATGGGTTGACGCTGCCACCGCTTCCCCTCAACAACGATGGATTCAGTTCCAATCGGAGCGATTTGCTCGATGGACTTTCCGCCGTTTTCAAAGGTGTAGATGGGCATGTCAGGACTCCATCTCGCTGTCGTACTTCTCGACCATATTCCGCATGGACTTCTCGTCCTCGGGCATCTCGGTCTTCTCGGAGTCCTTGTTCTTGTACTCGGCGGGCATACCACCGACCGACAGGATCTCCACGTAGGCTTCACCCTCTTCGATCTTCTTCACGCGAGCCTTGACCTCGGGAAGCGTGACCTCATCACCGATCTCGGGAGCAACATTGCTGTTGTCCTCTGCATCGGTCGAGAGAGCCTCGACAGGAATAGAAATCATGGCGCGATCTTCGTCGGACCCGTTTTCCCCGCAAGCGGAATGGGAAAAGGGGACACCGCCTTGGCGATGCCCCCTCGGTCCAACGGCAATCACCATGATGGTGGCCGTTTTCTTCATGGCTTTACAGCGTGGTCGAGGTCTTCGTGCGGTGGACCAGGTACCAGACCGGATTGCCGGTGGATGCCGTGTTACCGGCGGCGAGACGCAGCGTGGCGAAGTACAGCTTCACGCCGACAGTGACCAACTGGTTGAGCGGGTCGCTCTTGTCGGGCGTGTCGGTGATGACAATCTTCGGGGAGAGCGGATCGTCGCCCGTGAGGTGGGGGATACCGAACGACTCGTTTCCGAGGAAGAACGAGGCGATGATGTCCTTGGTTGCCACCAAGCCGCCGCCATTCGGGCTGGTCGTGTTGATGAACTCGTCAGTGTCAACAGCGGATCCCTTGCTGACGAACGAGTTGGTCTGGGTGACAACGCGGCAGCCGTAGATGGAGCCGACTTCGCCCTTGTAGAAGGGTTGACCCTTGTTGCCGTAGTTGGAGGCGTTGAGCCAGTCGCTGTCGCGCATCAGGTCGCGGGCCACGCGAGGATCGGTCGCGAGGACGTAGCTGCCATTGATGAGCGGGGCGCGATTGCGCTTCAGGCGGGTCATGGAGTCGAGTACCGCCGAGGCACTCATCGTGGTATCAAGAACGGTGGCTGCGGTGTTCAGACCGGAGAAGGTCTGGTTCGTGAGCGTGGCCGGATTGCCGTACACCTTGATACCGCCGGAACCGGCAGCGGTGTTACAAGCGTCCGAGTTGCTGAACGTGGGTCCAGCAGCTTCAGGCCCGGTTCCCATGATCCCGGAAGAGACGGAGAGGTTGGAGCCGATCAGCGTGTTGCGGATGACGGAGTCAACCCACAGGGCCATGTCGAGACCGGAGGTCTTGGTGGCCTGCTGGAGCGAGTTGAACAGGTCCGTGGCCCGCAGGATGTCGGTGAGGCCGATGACCTGGCCGTACTGCGCGAGACCCTTCTCCAGCTTGTTGAGCGAGAGAGCCCGGTAGCTTCCCGACGCGATAGCGGTGCCTTCCGTGCTGATCGTCTGGACATCGGCAATGCTCGGAGCCCCGAAGCGGAACATCGTGATGGCCTTGTTGCCGTTGTTCTTCGGGATCGGGGCCTTCATCGAGAACTGATCGAGGATCGTCTCCTGCTGGACGATGCTCAACAGCTCCTTGCTGAAGTAGTTCTGGAACTGATTCGTGAGCGTGGTCGAGGTAGTAACTGGCATGGTATGCTCTTTCTTTTCAATCAGGCTTCACGGTCAAACTCTCGCGCAGCCTTCATCAGGCGATCCCGCTGCTCCTTGAGCGGCATCTTGGCAAAGTCTGTTTCCTCTGCCTTCAGCGGTTGGGTGGCCGTTCCCTTCCCGATTGCTGTTTTCTTCTGGAGCTTGTCCAACTGTTCCTTGAGCGATTTGTTCTCCGCTTCCAGCGACTGAGACATGCCGGCAGCTTTCTGGAGCTTCACGATCTCGACGGCGTGGGCCAGTCCATCGGGTGCTGCCCGGAGGATCTGGAACTTGCCGATCAGGTCCACGGTGGACTTGTACAGGTCAGAATTCGGATCCTTCAGTTCCGGTTCCTTTTCGGACAGTCGGAGGTACGTGTCCTCCCACGCCTTGTTGAACCGTTCCTGCTGGACCTTGCTCTGATGTTCACCTGCGGCCTTGCGAGCCTCTGCTGCCTTCTTCGATGCGGCCTTCGCGAGATCCTTGTCGCCATCGGCTTCAAACTCCCGCGCTGCCTTCTCGTAGTCTTCAGCGGTGAACCCTGCCTCGTCCCGGTACGTGTCGGTAGCCTTGGCATCGGTTTGCTGCCGTTGCTTCTGCCACTCATCACGTTCGCGGGCCAACGCGTCCTTCTCGGCCTTGATGGCCTGCTTCTCGGCGTTGATCGTCTCCCAAGTCTTGCTCTTCCGAGCCTGTTCCTGGGCGAACTTCGACTCCTTCTTCTGCTCGACCTGCTTCGTCTCCTTCTTCGGAGCCTCTTCAGGCTGCGCCTTCGTATCCTCTGCCTCCTCGGAAACTTCCTTACTGGCAGAAACCTCATTCTGAGGCTCCGTTTGCTCGGTTGCAGAGGACTCTGTGGGAGTCTCCTGCGTTTCCCGGCTGTCAATATCGACGCCAGAATCGAAGTCCCTTGCGGCTGCAAGAAGACCGTCAGCACTCAACACTTCACTCATGGTTGCCTATTACTCGTCCAGTGACCGGCAAGAGTCACTGTCCGTACCTTGACCCTTAGTTGCTCGTATCAGAATCCGGGTCTGTATCCTGATCCGAAATGGATTCAGCGTTGGCCATCACTTCGATGACCTTCACCAAACTGGACTGACCCATGGCGAAGCCGCACGAATAAGGCAACTGGTTTCTATCAGTGATCGCGGCGGCATTCTGCATGAGCACGGTGTTGAGCAGGACGTTCTTGAACCTCTTGCCAGTGTCGGACTTGAGGAATGCCTCAAGTCGCTCGGCGTCCTGCTTTGTCCACTGCTCGGACGCGACCCATTTCTGGTGCCGCGTGAAGATCCATGCTGCCTTGATCCGGTCGAGTAGCCTGATCATTTCTTCTTGGCGGCTTTGCGGAGCCCAGCGGCAGCCTTCTTCTGGAAGGCTTCCTTGCCGAGCTTCTTGCGCCCGATGTAGGCAGCGAGAGCCTTGGGATCGTCGGCCCCCTCTTTCTTGAGTTGGGAAGCCAGTTTGCTGAAGTGTTTGTTTGATTTGGACTGTTTCTTCATAAAGTCACCAGGCTTTGCAGGACCAGTACTTGGGCGAGGTCTTGTCGGTTGCCGTGTCGCAGTTATGGCGTGCGCGGAAGTTCTTTCTGCGCTCCGGGTTGTCCCGTTTGATCTCCATGTTTGGGTCCCCGAACCGGACCTTGATCACTGTTCCCTTCGGGTTTAGCACGTACACGGCTTTCTTCTTCTGTTCGCCGGGAGTGTAGAAGGGTTTGTTGAGCGAGACTTCCTTGCCTTGGTACTTGGCCATGGATGTTATTCCTTAAAACAGTTGCGGCAGAAGGTTTCACCGCGCTCTGAGAGGCGGCATTCGGTGACGTAGAAGGAGTCGCCGCAGGATTGGCAGGTCTCAAGCCAATGGGATTGAACTCCCCACACCAGTCCTGCTGATTGACCGACGGAAAGCAGCTTGGCCTCCCTGTCGGGGGATATCGGTGGCACGAACCCGCTAGGAAGAATTTGCACTGTTTACAGGAGATCATTGTACGGGAGCGGGAGCGGCGGGAGCCTGCATCTGCGGTTGTTGCGGTTGGAGCATCCCAGTGGATTCAAGGAACTTCTGGATCTCTTTGCGGAGCTTGCGGGCCTCGTTGGTGGACACCTGCTCGTAGCCTTGCAGGAGTGAATCGAGCCGCGTCATGAACGCCTGCTGGGCAGCCGGCGTGAACTGCTGGCCCTGCTGCATGGCACCATTCAGGTACTGCATGAGGACACCGATACGACCGGCGAAGTTCTGACCGGGCTTGGCCGGCACCGGGATACCCACCAGCAGTGTCGGGATGGTCTTGGTCTCGTCCTCCAGTTCGTCCTGGGCCTTCTGACCGGGATCCCGCAGCAATCGCTTGATCAACGACGGGTCGTCCAGCTCCATGATCGACTTGTCCAACTCCACCTGGTCGATCCACGGCGAGTTCTGGAAGAGCTGTTTCCGGTTGATGGCCTGCTGGATCATCATCTGTCGGCTGACCATGTCCATGCCGCCCTTGGGCTCCAGCTCGTACTGGTCGTGGAGGGCCACGGGATCGGCCTCGAGCGAGTCCTCGGCGAATCGGTAGCGCAGGCTCTTGGAATCGTACTGGATGTACAGGCTCCACGCTTGGCGGTAGAGCTTACCGAGAGCCATACGGAAGAGTCGCGCACGCAAGTCACCGGACTGCATGGACTGCGCGTTGATGGACTGGATCTCGGTAGCGGTGCGTCGGTCGCTGCCACCGGACATCGCGGTGGACATGGCGTAATCCGGCGAACCGATGCGGTTCTCGGCGATGGACCGTGTGGACATCATCTCCTGATCGAAGGAGATGGGCGGTTGCGGCATGGTCACGGGTGCCACGCCGTAAGGTAGGATCTGACCGGGTTGGAACCGCAGGTTGATGGAGTTGGGGATCTCGCGCTCTGCCCGGAACAGCGGGCGGTTGTAGAGCGTCATCGCGTCGTGCTTGTGGTTCCACATCGACGTGAGGCTCAGTTCGAACGGAGCTAGGATTTCGCACACGCCGCGAGGCGAGAACCAACCCTTGTCCTTGATCTCGTATGGGAAGTCTACGAACGGAGCTTGGCCATGGTCGTAGGGCAGTTCCATGGGATCCCGCAGGTCGAGATCCACGGCAGCCGGCGAGTAGGTGTAGACCTCCCACTTGCCGTCGTCGCGCTTGCGGTACACTTCCCAGACGATGACACCGTCGGTGTTGGTGGTGTACGTGATGCCTTCGCGAAGCTGTTTGGCGGACGACTCCAGATTGGTTCCGGGAATGTTGTCGTCGTTGGGGTTGCCTCGGATGCGCTCGATGGTCTTGGAATCGGCTTTCCATCCGTACTGGCGGGCCATGCGCTTGTATGCGGCGATGGACATCGGCATGACCTGCGCCATCCAATCGGCGTCCTGAAGATCGACGGTGTAGGCCGGCACCAAGAAGTAGAGGGGATCGATGGCCTCGAAACCCACGCGTTTGTCGCCGGGGTTCCAGTAGCACTTGAGGACACCGCGACCGGACATGAGGGTGTAGTCCACCCAGGACAACACCTCGTCGGTGAAGTTGGTCTTCTCTCGGATCTTGTAGTTGAACCAGTCCTCGGCCACCCGTGTGTAGGCGTTGAGCTGCTGGCGCATCGGTACGAACGTGGCAACAACGTCCATTCCGAGGGCTTGCTGTAGGAAGAGTGGCTTCAGCTTCTCGATGGCAGTGTCGATGAGGGGCCAATGCAGGTCTGCTGCCTTGAGCCACGGCTTGTTCTGCCGGCGGAGCCCATGATGACGGAGTTCGTACCAGCGTGTCTGGCGCGTTTCCCACGGCTGCCGCTGATCGACAGCTTCTTCGATCTGCCCTTGCAGATTTTGCCGTTGTTTGTCTGTCATCATCTCCTCCAAGCGTTATCCACCGACCTCGCAACCTGCAAGCGGACCTGAATCCGGCTCGATTGGCCCGATTTCATCCTCCATCCGCTGCAAAAGGCTCTTCCCATCCTCACCCAAGGCGCGGAAGTACTCGTCCATGCGTCTGCCACCGGCAGCACAGAAGGCCAGTACCAGTGCATCCGCTCGATCCGGCGAGTTGATGCCTCGGGAGCGCAGCTCGTCCTTGCCTTCCAGAGCGAGTTTGCCTTTGCCGTTGGTGCGGACCTTGCGATTGATGAACTGGTTGAGCGTGATCTCGTCGTTGCCCGCTGGCCCCAGAACAATCTCGTTCTTTTCGATGGATCTTCCGAACTCGATCCACATTTCTGCGCCTCTGGAGACGAATTGATCGTCCCGGATGGCTTTCTCACCGAAATTCACACGGTTCACGTCCCATCCCTCGGACTTGAGCGCATCGCACATCACGATACCCATGCCGCCGGCGTCCGCGTAGATGTCTTCGGGTCGCAAGCTCCATTTCCTGAACTGGTGGATGAACTTCCCGATGGAATTCATGGTGTCGCGATCCCGCCACGTCACCAATCCCTTGATCACATTGCCCTGGCGCACCGCCAGTACGCTCTCGTCGCCACCGGCAGAGAAGTCGCACCCCGCCATGAGCCGTTCCCCCTTCTCCTTGGCCTCCGGTGGGTTGGAAACCGCCTTCTGCCAGTCCGCCGTCTTGACTGCCGTGAGGGAACCGTCGTCCTCCATGAACTCGGCATAGATCATCGAGCGCACCAGCGGGTGATTCTCGCCCCATCGCTCGATCTGGTCGTTGATCCAGTCCTTCTTGATGTGCGGACAGTCGTGTGCGGTAACGGTAAAGGTCTTCCACTTGCCGTCATTACGCCGGAATATCTCGTAGAAGTACCCACTGGCACCACCCGGCGACGACATGAGCAGCGTGCGCGTGGGTTGGCAGCGTTCCATCGACTGGAAGATGCCGTCCTGAACGGATTTCGCCTCGTCGATGATGTACAGCAGGTTGTCTCCCTGTCCTTGACCGTGCCAACCCTCGGCTTTCTCCGGGTTGGAAGCTGAAAATCCGATGCACCGGGCCGGCGGCATGTTGGATCCGCGTCTGGTGTACGTGATTTCACCGTCCACGATGCGGAATCCAACGTCTTCACCGCCCAAACCATTGGCCAACTTCCTCAAGTGAGGCCACAGAGCGTCTTGGACCTGCCGGTAAACGCCCGCTGTACACACCACCAGGCTTCCGGGAAACCGGCACATGTGCCAGATGATCAGGCTGGCTGCCACGATGGATGTCTTTCCGCTGCCGTTGGCTGCCTTGAGGGCCACCTTGGAGTGCTTGAAGTCCGCAGCATCCAGTACGGCTTCCTGCCACGGGTAGATTTCCATCCCGAACATGAGCCTCGGCCAGTTCTTGGCGAGATTCAGTTCCTTGATGAGCTTGGCCTTCTGCCAGCCTGATATCTTGGCCATGTCAACCTTTCTGGCAGATGCTTACGACGCGGCGTTCGAACGTGTCATCGTACTTCTGGCGTTTGCGGATCTGCCGGATGGCTTCCAGTGCATCTTCGTACACGGCGTTCCACCGTTTCCATTCACGATTTACCGGGCACCGGAACTCGACGTAGAACAGGAACTTCATTGGGCCTCCTTCATGGCTTGTGCAATCACAGGGAACTGGATCTCAAAGAGATGGCCAATCATCCTTGCGATCTCTTGATGCTCCTTCTGCGTGCCGTTGCCGGTACGCACCTTCAGGTAGTGGATCCATGACCGCACGTTGCCCTTCATGTACAGATTCGTGCGCGTACAGAGCGGCAACACCATGCGTGCAGTCTCCCGGCTGACACCGTTGGACAGCAGCAAGTCGTAGCTCTTGAGGCAGATGTCCAAGGTCTCGGCCACCTCACGGTTCAACGCCCAGTCATCCACCTTGTTGCCACTGGCCTGCCGGTTCTTTGGGTCCTGGGTACGGAGTTCCACCGGCTCAAACCCCTGCACCTCGGCATACCGCTGGCTGAACTCCTGGAACGAGAAGCTCCGATGCCGCAGAATCTGCGCTGCAATCGCTCTGGAGGTCTCGATCTCCACCGTCCAATCCGCCATCTCAAACACCGACCAGTGCCCGTTGCGTAGACAGTAGGCCAACAGCTTGTGCCCCGTGTCGTAGTTCTCTTGGTTCTTCGGATTGCTGACCCTCGCGCAGTACACCATCAGCTCTTCCGCCGTCTTCGCTCCCCCAAACAATGGGACAGTCACACTGACAGATTTCACATTCATTGGTGGTCCTTCTTCGACAGGTTGCGGAACAGGAATCCAAACTCACACAGACACACCCACATGCAGGCCAACTGCGCCACCGCGTAGGACACACACCAGATCTCCAGAAACAGATTCACTTGAGCCTCCCATTGACGATCCCCCAGACAGTCTGGAGTGATCTTTTGAATTTCTTCGCCAAAGCAGTGTACGTCACGCCCTCGGACCGCAACCGGATAATCTCCTTGCGATCCTCGTCGCTCGTCCGTCGCCACTGCCGTTTGCCGTTCACCGTGTACTTGTACACCGATGCGTGGCAGCACCCTACAAGAGCAGCAACCTCCCGCGTGCTACGCCCCGCCGTGTGCAGCTTCCAGATCATCTTCTGCTTGGCTTCACTCAGCTTGGTATTGTTCTTCGGCAAAGCCACCGGCTTCTCGCGCTTGGGTTCCTTGATGGGCTTATCCGGTATCCGCGCCGCGACCTTGGGCATGAACTGCTTCATGTACTCACGGCTAGGTAAATCAATCTTCATAGCTCAATCTTCCATCCTCTGCGTCTGGCGTTGCTGGCGACGATGCGAAGCACCCGGAACCGCGAATCTCCAAACACTTCCGGGACGATACCCGTGGAGATCCACAGCGTCGGTTTGATCTGTCTCGCACCAATCACCAGCCACGCCTTTTTCTTCCTGAGCTTCACTCGATGTCTTCCGTGATTCTGATCTCGCATCCCGTGTTCACGGTTGCGTACCGCTTCCGCAGCCTCCCATCAGTGACCTGCGAATCATCGTGCCAGACCCCAGCGGACGTGAGTGCGTCGAGCACAGCCTTCTCCAAGTTGTCCCGGTCCGGTTTCCCGGTAGGCCGCGTTGGAGCCGATCCCTTCAGCACGTTGGCGTTCTTCCCGCTCCCGTAGTGAGCCTTGGGCCTCTGTAGGTAGAACGTCAGATCACACCGCACCGGAATGCCCGCCGGGAACAGGCCAGCATTCCCGCGCACCGCATGGATGACGCACGCCTTCCACTCATTACTGGTGCCGGGATCGTACATCCTAGCCCTGCCTCCAAACGACGTTGCGCGAGGTCTCGGTTGGCCAACGGGTAGCCCAGGCACAAATACGCACAGGGATTTCACTCATCCCCCTTTGCTGACTCGCGGCATCGCATGGATCGTTCCCAACCATCGATCTCGGACCATGTGGTTCCGCACTCATAGTCCGCAAACGAGGCGGCGATGGTTGCAACGCACGATCCGCAGAAATCGCAGGTCTTGTTCACTTACCACCTCCACGGGCTTTGAGCATGGCGTCGGCGATGGCGTATGAGCCATTGGCCCAGTTTGGAGCTTTATCTCCATTGTTTCCCCTTCCAGCCAGCAACCCCGCCAACGCCTGCCCCGCGAACCAGTCGCGCAGTGTCATTCCCTTTCTCCCATACGCAATCTGTCCACTTGGGTGGTATGCGTCCGCAGTCGGAAGCGCCGGTCCTCCGTCGTTGATTTGCTCACTCATCGTCCGTCCTTGTCCTTGTCGGAGTCCTTGTCGTCGTCCTCACAGCGTCCGTCGAACGTGTAGGCCACAGTAGCCACCGCGGACGCTCGCGTGTCCCAGCGCAACGTGAAGTCCCCAGGACCAGCGTACCAAGTCCGCGCAGTCGCAGTGGTGATCACCGGCAGCGTGTTGGTCCCAACGAACACACCGAGGTTCGCGTTGGTCAATACTGCCTTCCCCAACGACACGCTGAACGTGTCCACGTTGGTCACTCCAAATGTCACGCTTGAGCTTCCCGCCACTGTGATTGAGTTGAAGGCAGTCAGCGTACCAGCCCGCGCCGACACCGCGTTGGTCACAGCCAACGACACCGGCAACCGCCAGCCTCGGTCCAGCGACACGTACTCAGACCGCCCCGCTGCGTTCGCGGACACGGTCACCTGGACGGAGCGCAGCTTCCCGAGTCGCGCATCGAACTGCGGGACCCGGTTCGTTACCGACCAGTCCGTCAGCGTGGGGTTGATCGTCACGGTGTGAACCACCGTCGCGGCCTGCGTTGTGTAGGCCAATCCAATTGCCATCAGTGTTCTCTTCATGTTGTTCATGTTGTTCATTTGGTTTGTGTTGTTGAAATCTGTTGCGCCTTCCATCGCTTCAGCTCACGCACCGCTTCCCCTACATCATCCGTCCCAAGCAACGCCGTGAACTCCTCCCGCAGCTTCCAGTTCTGGTCTGCCTGCATCCTCGCCGTGTCTCGCTCGGCGATGAGCATTCGAATCCGCTCTTGAGCCTCCTGAAGCTCGCGCTCCAGTTGCATGGAGAAGTTGACGCTGACATAGCAGCGACCGCGCACTCCTTGACCACATTTGGATTCCACATCCGTCCTCGGTGTATCGCTCATCGTTTCCCCCTCCCATTCCTCTTCTCCCACCGCCGGACGGCCCTCCACAACGGATGCTTCTCACCCGGCCATGCACTCATGCTCATCGGCTCGCCGTCTTTGCGGAGCAGGCCAAGCATCCCATGGATGTACTCCCACCTCCACACCCGCCCACGGATGCGGGTCTGACCACCTTCGTCAGGCATGGTGACGATGCAGGGATTTCCAGCGATCTCGGTGCGGATGGTCATGTGAAGCACTCCCCGGAGTCGCACGCCCTAGTGAATTCCATTTGCGGTTTTGAAAAGTCGACCTGACCCAACGGCTTGCACTCACCATGCAGCCACAGATGCGGGTCACGTTCTCGTAATTCAGCGTCGAGCTTCACGGCCGCCGCGAACTCGTCCGGGCGATTGGCGATCGTCTCGCGCCACTCATCATCCGACTGATTTGGACACATCCAGCAGTTGGAGCGCGGCGGCGTTGGCCAGCCCATAGATTCGACAATGTATACGCACTCGCGACGCCTCATCCGAACGTCGTCCACCAGCGGGAGCCGAATGTCCGGCTTTCCGTGATGCTTCACCCATCGACGCTGTTCATCGAATGAAAAACCGAGCCACTTCTGCCGTTTCGATTCGGTGATCCCGTGATTTACGGAAAGCCAGCGGTCCACCACTTGCTTTTTCCAACCCGATGAGCAATACGCAGTCAGTTTGCCCGTTTGACCAGATTCGTCGGTAAAGGCTGGGATCAGAAGTTGGCCGGATGTTGCGAATAGATCATTCGACCATTTTGGAGCCCACTCCGACCGCTTCACGCGGTGAATGGTGACGCCGACGGAGGCTAGTGCAGGGGCAAGCGTTCCTTCTAGATAGTCCCAGGTGCTCTGCTTCTCCAGGCCGGTGTCGGCGATAACAGCGAAGTCCGGCTTCGGAAGGCGTCCTTGCACGATTAAGGCTCCGATGGCGACGGATTGGGTTCCGCCACCGCAGGACCAGACGGATGCTCGTGTGTCGGGTGTCACGGCTTGGTCTCCTTGGCTTTGTTCCATCGCTCGACGTGTCTTTTCGCCGTCTCGTGCGTAGTGACTACCGACAAATGCCAATCGGCCAATCTATCCCCGGCCTCCTCCAACCGCTTCACACGATCCTTCAGCAGGCCAACCTCCAACACCAAGCACGCCCTGCTGCGATTCCGATTCAATACGCTGCCACACCGGAACTCCGCAGGGTAGTCATCACGCGGATTGGATCCGCAATAGGGACACTTGTTCATAGTCACTCCTTCCACTTGTTGTGAATTCTCAAGAACGCCTCGCATCGCTGTTTCGGCTTTGCTGACACAAAAGCCCTTACGTCTTCGCAAATGTCCAAGTCTGGAGCGTAACCAATGCCCAATACGTTGCTGAGTTTAATGCGGTAACAAACCCAATCGACAATCGTCTTCTCAAACTCCGCGCAGGCGTTTAGATCGCCGCAGTAGTTGGGAATAGGGTCCTGTTCACTAAGCGGGTTGAAAAAGACCATCTTCCCATCTGGTCGAGTCCTCCAATTCGCGCACCCGTCTGGCACAATCCACCCCAAGTGCTCCGCAATCGCTCTGTTGATCTCCTCGTCGTTCATAGTCCACTCACTTCAGCAGGCCAATCAAAGTCTCCGCAGAAACCCACAGTCGAAACATCAGCAGGCTCCCACGGACCCAGCCAACCCGCACTCGCGGAAGCCGGAAAATCAAATACCCGCCGCCAGCCCCGTCCTTGAACACACCCTTACTTAAGACCAACGGCGGGATCCAACCACACGGTCAGACCCACTCAAACTGCCACAGTTCACGACAGTACGCTATACCCCGGAT